GCCTAACGCTTGAACGAGGTTTAAGATGACTTACGAATATCGTTGTAGTTGTTGCAACTATGAGCTTGAAGCCGTGCAATCTATTAAAGACGAACCTTTAAAGGATTGTTCGCAGTGTCATGAAAATCGCTTGAAAGGTTGATTTCGGGCGGCGTAGGTTTAAGTTTAAAGGGTGGCGGTTGGTATAAAGACATTTATTCGTCTACCACTAAAAATTCTTAGTCGCATCGAAATAACAAAAACCAAAATTTTATGAATTAGTGAGGCTTTCGAATAGTTCACTTGATACTTCGATTTTTGGGTTCGCGCCAAGGTTTAACCCTCTTTGTTTCGCAAAATTTTGTAATGCCGCAGAAGTACCAGGTCCCCAGATTCCATCTACCTTTAGTTTATAAAGTCCTAATTTAGACAACTTATTTTGGGCCTGGATTAGTCTATCTTTCGTCCAACTAATCGTTGCTAATTTAATAGATTGTGCAGGTTTCATAAAAAGTTGACTTTCAGATTTTCTACGGTTTAGAAGTCCTTGATTGACCTTTAGTTTACCATTGACTTTAAACTTGCTCCATTCTTCTAGTTTGGCTGGTACATTACCAAAATCGCCTGTGTTTATCGCTTGCTGTACGCCTGTGTTAATGATGCCGCCTTCGCCTGTGTTAAAGATAAAACTAACAAGAGCGTCAAATTGATTTTGATTTAAGGGAACAGTTATGTGTTTTTTTATAGCTCTTTCGAATCTTTCAACGTCTTTTGCTAGAATCTCAAAAGCTTGTTCTCGCGTGATTACTTGGTAGTTTTCTCCTGGAAGAATTACGTGCCCGACGCCAATTGTCGGCTTTCCAGCAGGACAGATATATCTTTTTAGCATTAATCCTTCCCATTTTACGATGTGTTCCAACCCCTCTTTCGAAGTTGACAATGAATCGTTAACGCTCATAATTTCCTCATAGACTAAATACTATGCAAAGTGGTAGACCGCCGCAGTAAAGTTCTATTAAGTATGTCGATCGATAGAAGAATGTTGGCGATGGCGGCAGAAGTCGCTCGCGATAAGCCAGAAAAATTCGATAATAGGTCTTTTTGTTTAGGCACAGTTGGCCTACGAAAAGATGGGGTTATTGTTACAGCGAAGAATATCGCTGCTGCGAATATAGTTCCTACTCACCACGCCGAGGCTCGAGTTGTTAGAAAACTGACTCCGGATTCTATCGTTTGGGTCGCTCGAGTTTTGCGGTCGACTGGCGAATGGACGTTGTCGCGACCTTGCGCTGGATGTCAGGGTCGGATGCGCGCCGCGGGCGTTAAAAAGGTAATTTACACAATTGCGCCTGATGAGTGGGACACGATTCAGCTAATCGACTGATGCAAATTTTTTAGACCTTAGGATAAAGTATCAATATGTCGAATGTAGTGTCACTTATGGAAAAAAGAGAGGTTTGGCAATCGATCTATGTTAAAGACGGATTGCGTGTCCAAATCTCAAGTCACGGTAGATTTAAGCTCGCGAGTGGCGATAAGATTACGCAACTCGAATTTTTCGATTCAGTAACTTTCTTAAAGGAACTTAGCGAAGCATTGGAGCGAGTTATGTGCTCTATGTACAATGACGTTCACTGACTTTACATTACAAAGATAGGAAAAAACGCAATGTCGAAGAAGAACAAGAAGTTTGGTAAGGATTTCGATTTCGAGGCTCCTGAGGTTATTAACGTTGATGATATCGGGTACATGGCGGAGGAGGTTATTCATGATCGAATGAATCGCCTCGAGCACGAGAGAAACCGCCTACTTTCGCAAGGTCGAGACCCTCTTCTGTGGGAGGTCGAGCTTGCGTATCTTCAACGAGAGCAAAACATTCGTCAAACTCGCTCACAACTTCATGTTGAATACATGAAGAAGTTTGTTTCTCATTCAGACACAGAGGATATTCTTGACTCTACTTCCTAGACCACTGTCGCGACCGAGTTGAACCGAGAACTGAGATGCTAAATAATCTGTCAAAGAAAAATACGATTTCAAACTACTTGGGATCGTTACAAGCCCATCCGCAGCTGGAGCATGATGAGCTCGTAGAGCTTTTTCAAGCTTACGAAAAGGGAGGTAGGGATGCAGTTAAAGCACGCCAGAAATTGACAGAATCTAACCTTAGACTCGTCGTTTATATCGCTAAGAAGCAGAAGGGTCACAATATTCCTCTTGAGGATCTTATTCAGGAGGGGAATCTAGGTTTGCTTAAAGCAATTGATAAATTTGATTGGAAGAAGGGCTTTCGTTTTTCAACTTATGCTACTTGGTGGATCAAGCAAGCCATTAGCCAATACGTCCTAAAACGTAAGAAGATTATTAGGTTGCCAGCTCACGCCGTTTCAGCGCAAAAAAAACTAATTGAAGCATCCGACGCGTTCAAAGAACTAAAGGGTTATGGTCCTACTTCGGAAGAGTTGTCGGAACTGATCGATGTATCGGAAACTGTCGTCAAGGCGACGATGCAATCTGGAAAGAACATTGTTTCTCTTCAACAACAAATTGGTGACGATGGCAATTCGACTCTAGAGGCTAAACTTGAGGACACAAACTTCGTCAACGACCCATTCGAATCATTGGCGAAAAAGGAAATGCTAGTTATCGTCAAGAATGTCATGTCGAATCTCTCTGTAAAAGAAGCTGCAATTCTACGATTACGATTTGGTCTTTACGAAGATATCGAAGCGAAGGATTATCAGATTACAGAAGAGGAAGCCAACATGATTACGTCTGGACAAGGACTCGCATGATTTATTTGAGTATAGTCTTACTCGTCGTTTCTCTTTTTAATCTTGCAATTGCATTTTCTTGTTTACGAAGATTGAGTGCCTTAGAACTAACGATAGACGTCCAGCAAATTAGAGCTCAACAAAACGAAAATAACGTACAAAACATTCTTAACGATAGATTGCTAGAACTTCAAAGTAAAAAATACGCGCTGCAAAGAATTAAGCCATGAATAACAAGAAGAACATGAAGCGTTATGCGACGGTGCTCGATGATGATGGTATCAACTATCGAGAGATTGCCGACATCATGTCAGAAATTGGATTCGTAATGAACCATTCGTCAGCTAGGAATTATATTCTTAGGGTTATGACAAAATTTGCAGAAGCCTTTGATCACGAATGGGGACTTGAGTTGACTGATGAAAAGATTCGTTACGTCGCTGCCTCGTGTCAATTCCAAAACGTAATTTCTGACTTGCTGCATAATTTAGAGGCAACTGAGTAATATTCAAAAGAGGAAAAATGTCAAAATTTAGTGTCAAAAAACTTCCACCCATCAGATTGGTCGATTTGCTAAAGAAAAGAAAGACCAATCTCAAGAACTTTCTAAGTTCATCCGGGATTTCTACCTTTTTTACTTTGCAGCAAAAGTGCGAAAAAATGGGAGTTTCTCCGCCTTCAGAAAGCGATTTTCTGGAGGCTATTGGAAATGTTATTACTTCTTCTCCTCAAGAAGGTGTAGTCGTGCTCGACCCACCTGTTCTTTTAAAAGACACAGGCGAAAAAGTGCTCGTTGACGAAGTAAAGACAGAAATTTCATCGTCGAATCTTCCCGTCGTAGAATTGGAAAAGGAGGAAAAGCCTGTAGAAACGCAAGTTTTTTCTCATAAAATGTCTAAGAAAAAAAGAGAAACAAGCGTCGAAGAGTCATGACATTATCGACCGAAGCGTGGTAAATTAAAACCATGTCGACGATCGATATCTTGGAACAACTCGAATCCAACAATTCTCGTCTCTTCAAAGAAGGCCTCCTCGAGTCGCAGATCGATAACGATCTTCTCAAGAGGGTCTTTGTTGCAGCTGGCGATCCGTACATCAATTATTATGTCAACAAGTTCAAGATGCCCGAGGCCGAAGGAATCGGCGACGACGACCTTGTTCTAGAACATTTTCTTGAGGATATATATGAAAAGTTGTCCACGCGAGACGTGACAGGCAATGCCGCAAAGGATCTCGTCTTCAGTCTTTTTACAAACATGACAGGCCCCCAGCAGAAATGGTGCCAAAGAATTCTTCTAAAAAACCTTCGTTGTGGTGTTCAGTCCACGACAATTAATAAGGTGTGGCCAGGTGCCATCGTCGGATTCTCTGTGCAGCTTGCAGAAACTCTTTCGACTCGTTACGAGGATGATAGGGGTATCATCATCGAAGATCCTATCATGTATCCTGTTCGTGTCGAACCGAAGCTAGATGGTCTCAGGTGTGTTGCCGTGAAGCACAACGGAGAAGTGACCATGTTCACTCGGAACGGTACTGTTCTGGAAACCCTTCCACGAATCAAGTCTTTGCTCGAGGGAGCCCCCTGGGACGATTTTGTTCTTGACGGGGAAGCGATGGGAGAAACGTGGAACGATTCGGCTTCCGTCGTGATGTCGCACAAGAAAGGCAAAGACGATTCGAAAATGATCTTCCACGTCTTTGATGCCCTTCACTTCACTGACTGGCACGACCAGGAGAGCCGCCTAGACCTCGAGGATCGCGTAGAACTCGTCGAGGAGCTCGTCGAACAGGTTGGTTCCCCGGCCGTCGTCCAAGTTCCAGGTCGAATTGTAAACAATCAGGAAGAATTGCTCGAAGCGTACATGGCCGACACGGATGCCGGGTATGAAGGCATTATGTTGAAGGACCTTGTGGCTCCGTACCTCTTTAAAAGATCTTCTAATATTCGTAAGATGAAACCTGTTATGACACATGAACTTG